TATAGATAAGTAGTGAACGACCACCAGATACGTTAGCATAGTTCCAAATAACAAGGTTACGTTCAGGGTCTACTGCTGCTGATATAGAGTCAATATCACCAATGTTAGCGTTAGCAAAGAAGTATCTATCTACCTTTTCAGCACCGATACCAGTTAGCGTCTGACCATTGGTGGCATAGAAACCGTCATCTGATAAGAAGTAAGCTGTGCCTGAGTATTGTGCAATAGAGTTACCTTCTATACAACCTACGTTACGAGAGATAGTGTCAAATTGAAATATAAGTGGAGTTCCTATATATGACATTCTGACAATGGCTTTTTCTAGGAATACAATACCAAACTCACCACCGACAACACCGGTTATATCACCACCATCAGGAATTATTTGATAGTCTGATTGTGATGTAGCAGTTGTAGTCCATGTGGTTGCATCATTGATACCTGACCATTGCACTTTATTAGGAGTTGTTCCTGCACCAATATTACCTGCGACTACGAAATCACGAACTGCTGTAATGTATTTAGCGATAGGTGCATCTGAACTAACGTCTGCAAAAGCTGTAGAACTGTTTACGTCAAAAGACTGTATCTTTTCAGAGCCATTAGATGCCAATGCAAGACTACCAAATTGTAAGAATTGCCATCTATTTAAACCTGTATATCCACCTGATTTAGACTCGTCTACTAGAGATAAGTCATCATTGTCTACTCTAAATAGTTTAGTAGCGCCACCAGCGAAGATGAATACGTCATTATCTAATTTAGTAGCAAAGCAATTATTTAGGTTTTCTGAAGCTGCACCTGAATAAGTTACTGCTGACTTAAACGGACCATAACCTACTGCTGCAGGAATAACATTATTAGCTTCTGATACAGAGTCTAAAATGCTAGGTTGGTCTGGTAACCAGTCTTTAAATGCTATACGTTGTGTAGGCATTATTAGGCTTTCATGATATAACAGAGTGCGTAGTATGGTGGCAAGTTAGCATTAGTGCCACTTGAACCTGTTGTAGAGTTGGACACAGAAATACCTGTGGTAGCAGAGTTAGTAGTTGATGATATTGCACCAGGATTACCACCGTTTGTGTTGCTGTAATAATTACCAGGAGCTGCAGCAATATATCCATGAGCATGACCAGGGTCTGTAACTGTTGCAGTATGGGTATGAGATACAACAATAGCATCTGCACTACCACCTGTTGCACCTACAGCGTATGTAGATGTAGCGCCTACTACAAAACGGTTACGTAAGTCAGGTGTAGAATTTGTGCCATCACATAATAACCAGCCACTAGGAATAGTAGCTGAAGAACCTGACCATAGCATTATCATACCAGCTACAAAAGCATTACCCCATGTCGGTGTTGTGCTACCACCTGATGATAATAATACTTGACCACTAGCACCTGCTGTTCCGTCTAATTGAAAAGCACCTGTCACATTTAGTGTACCTGATGCTACTGCTTGACCTGATGCTACTAATGTACCTGCAACTGTAAATGGGTCACCACTAGCACCTGTTTGTTGGTCTTTAAGTAACGCCATTAAACTACGAATGGAGTTGTTTAAGTTAGCTGGTGAACAACCTTCAGCAATATTGATATTGGTAATATCCGTATTATCTGCTGCTGTTGAGCTAAATTCTGAAATTTTGGTTTTTGCCATTTTTTATCCTATCCTATACCATGTGTCTGAAGATGGTGAAATTGTTGTCCATGTGTCTGAACTTGGTGATGTTGCTGTCCATGTATCTGAAGATGGTGTCACAGGTGTCCATCCTTCACCTTGTATAATACCATTTGCTGTTACTGTGGCTATAGGTGTGATAGATGCACTTGCGCCTGTGATAATACCACCTAGACAATAGACACTAGCATTAGCGACTATGCTACCTTGACCACTTACTTCGTAACCTGCTAAACAAGATACAGTTGTTGTGCCTGTAATACTTCCAGCGTCTGTTCTGATGCGTAGATAATTAACTTCTACTTGACCATTAGCAGTAATACTTGCTGAACCTGCAATCTCAAACGAACCTATAGCAGTTACAGTCGCATTACCTGTAATAGAACCTACACCATCTCTTATGCGTAAGTAAACAGCACTTACATTAGCAGTTCCGTTTATAGAACCACTATCTAATCTTATTCTTGTTGCACTACCTGTAACAGTAGCGTCTGCTGTAATAGCAGCACTAAATGGTTTTATCGCATTAGCATTAGCTGTAACGGTAGCGTCTGCATTGACTTGTGCAGTAGCTAATACTATGCCACCAATCTTGCCTAGCGTACTAAACGAGGTTTCAGCAAATGCGGATATACCAAACATTATTCACCCCAGTTTTGTGCGTTTAATACCTCTATAAGACCTTCTACAGTAGTTGATGCTTTGATATCAGTTTCTAATCTATTCGCTTCTGTGACAATTTGTGTGCGTTTTAGAGCTATTTCTTCAGGTATTTCTACGTTACGTTCTGCTTTACGAATAATATACCAGTCTGTTTGTGCTAATAGTTTACCTGCTGTGTCTTTAACTTGTGCAATAAAATTAGACTTTAAACCTTTAGTGACGACTTGTTCTGTAGTGTCAACCATAGACTCTGTAGCTTTATCATACACTTGTTTGTAGAGTGGTGTGCCATCTTCTTTGACTTCTAGCTTGTCTTCAAGAGCTTTAGGGTTATTAATATCTCCGTTCCAATAGAATCTATCATCTGCACGAACAGGGTCAGCTACCCATGTAATGCCAATAGCTAGTTTTTCTTCTTCTGTAGACAAATTGAGCCAATTAGAAGCATACTGTGTGCCATTAGCATCTCTAAAACCTACTCCTTCTGGTAAGTGTTTTCCGTTTAATAAAAACATATTTTTTCCTTTGTTATCTTGCTAGTGCGTTTTTAAATGGGTTTTCTGAAAATGCAATTCCTATGTATGTTTCACTATTATCATTATATCCACTATCTGTATTTCTAACTTTAAAGCCATTTGAAAGTATATCTACTCCATTATAAGTAGTTTCTGCGGTAGTAGCATTTGGAAGTAAGTAGTTATTTGTAGAGTTATATCCTAATCTAGCTGTATCTAAAACAAACCATGATGCAACCGCATCATTTTTTCTTATCAACACAAATTTAGGTCTAAAGCCAAGATATACAAATGGTCCGTCACTAGAACCATTACCAGTATACCTAAATGTTTTAGAGTAACCTGTAATTTCAGCAAAGCAATATGCTACATAAGTTGCTGTATTTGTATTAACACCAGCAGCAGTTCCCAAACTAAATACAGATGATGTAGCTGTGGTGCTATTCCAATAAGCTGGGTCATAAACAGAAGCAGCTGTAGTATTTAATAGTAAATACCTAACACCAGCACCAAGCCCACCTATATTATAATACACAGACCAATCACTTGTTGAGTTTCTTCGTTTTATAAAAATTAGCGTTGGTGCAACACCTAAACCATGACCTACTGTAGCATTAGCACCTGTTCCTGTATAAGTCACAATACTAAACCCAGCAGTTGTGTTTACAGATACAGTAGATGTAATAGAGCCACTTGTGTTAGATGATGTTGAACCTTGACCAGCTTGCCATTGCCAGCCTACAAAAGTAGATGCGTTTTGATTCCAAGTGCCTGCTGTTCCTAAACTAAACCCATTAGAATTAAATGAAGTAATACTTTGAGTTTCTGTTTGTTCTGCATCTGTGCCATTTGAAATAAGTAGTTTTGTAGAGCCTCTTACAGAATCATTTAAAACATTGTTATAAGCATTACTTCTAGACTTAACCCAAACCAAATCAGGTTTAAATCCACCAGCGTTAGTAATAGTTTGTGTAGAACCATTTCCTGTATATAGCGTTGCATCCATATACTTATTACCTTGCAATATAGTAGGTGTAGGTAGGTTAAATGTGTTTAGTGCTACAAAGCCTGTAGGAGGTGTGTATGAGAATGGTCGTTGTCCAAAGTTTACAGCGTAAGCAGAACCATTTTGAAAACCAAATGCAGGATAGAATGTTCCTGATATGCCTGTAAATGCAGTTCCTTGACTTACATTATTTTTATAGAATGTAATAGTTCCTGCATCCGCATCAAAAGCAACGCTAATAACATCACCATTAGTCCAATTTGAACCATAAGCAGTATTAGTTCCAGCATTCCATTTATATGCAGTAGTTCCTGTGCCATAGCCATAACTGTTTGTAGTTAAGCCAGCAGTTTTTGCTGCAAGTGTAGCATCTGTAATACCTACAATATTAGATGTAGCAACACCACCAGCAGTTTGTGTAATTTCCCAATACCATTTACCACTAGATATTGCAATAGAACCTGTAACACCAATATTAGTTCCTGCAGCAGAAGCAGCTAAATTTCCATCTGTAACAGTAATAGATGTATCTTTATTAAGTGGGTTCATTACACAGTAATTAGCCACAGTCGCACTTGTATTAGTAGGACTATCTGTCATAGCATCATAGGTTGTGCCTGATGTTACAGATATGTTATTAGTAGTCCAGTAGTTAGTGTTACCTGAGAAGTCTTTACCTAGACCTGCGTT